GAAATAATAAGTTTACATAAGACTCCAGGTAAAGTAAATTACGAGGAGACAAGACAATTATTCATACATAATGTATTGATTGAAGAGCGTTCGGATGGTACTCCAGCGTATTACAATAGTAATATACTGGGTAGGTACATGAGGAAAGACTATTTCAGAACTGGCACACAGGATTGACACTTTTAAATCTTAGTGCTATAATTTACCCATAGATGAGGAACACTAATGAGTTGTGGACTAAACGGAAAATTTGATAAGGCAGTTGATGCAGTCAAAGAAGCATTTAAAGCAGCAGTAGATACCAAAGACTTTGATAGAAGTACATTGAGTGAAGTATGGAGGCACTACCAAGGTCTTCAGACTATTGCAGAGGGATTACCTGAGCATGCAGAGAGACCTGATCTTGGTCCTGATCTTGTTAACATTCAGTTCCCAGATGGAACTTATGATCCAGATTATAATATAACATTACCTACTGGTGATATTACTTTCGATACTAATGATCTGGCATTTGATACTTCTGAACCAATAACTTTTAATGTACCAGAACCTGAGGAAAACGATAAGATAGTCCTATAGTCTTCACCAATAGACTCTAAACTCTATGGCTTTAAGCCCGACAGCAATCAAATATTATCAGGGGTGCCATGAGCACCCCTTTCTACTATGGAATGGTTAGTTGAACAGAAGATGCTCTGTGCAAGAGTACATGATGAAGCATTTAAAGAGTTGCAAGAGTATACTAATGCTGCCTTTGAGAAGGGTAGACCTTTAGGAGATCATCCAAATTATTCTATCAATACTGCTGATCGTGAGAACGCAGAGTATGTGATGGACATACCACCATTGTTTGATGAGTATGTTAGGAAGGCAATTCATAATAATTTTTTGATACACAAGGCAGAGATGGGAGTGTATGGTATAGATGAAACCAAACTACAGATAGTAAAGATGTGGGCTAACAAGATGCGTAAAGGAGATCAGCATCAGTTACATACACATGCGTTTTCTTTATACTCATTCTCTGTATACCTTGATGTCACAGAGAATGATGCACCTTTTGTGTTTGTTACCGATCAGGTGAACCCAGTTTATATAAATGAGAATTCTAATCAGCACATATTAATATTCCCATCGAAGTTATTACACACAGTTTATCCTAAGTTAACTGATGGTGTACGGGTTTCCGTTTCAGGAAACGTAGTGATGAACCCGTTCAATGTTCCCGTTAAGCCATAAAGTAGGCATTTATACCTTGACAAGACCTTAAGGTTTGCTATATAATATTGTTACGTTTCTTAACAAACGAATGACAAGTTCAACGAACACCATGAAACGCTATACAACTACTGAGTATGGTAAGCAAAACATTTTTGCTCACGAACCTCAGATAGAAGTACAAGACGTTAACTACTGGGAAAATGCAGAACAACTTAATGGTCGCCTAGCGATGATTGGTTTCTTTGCAGCAATTCATAACTACATCCTATTCGGTGCGGTTATGCCTGGCATATTTTAAGACTATAGGTCTTTACACCACTCGCATAGCGAGTCACTTTTAACCCTATTAAATCCAAAAAGGAGAAAAACAATGACACCAGAAGCAGAAAAGTTTAATGGTTGGATGGCCATGATCGGTATTACAGCAGCACTTGGTGCTTATGCTACTACTGGACAAATCATACCAGGTATATTCTAATGAGTAACATAGCAATTTGGCAGAGAGCCAACGGAAGGTTTGCAATGGTTGCTTTTTGGGCAGTCGTAGGTGCATATACCCACTTCAAATACTTCACATAACTAAATAACTATTCGTAAATATCTTAAAATCAAAGTAAATGTCTGATATAATTGTGGACACAAATACAATTTCACCATTAGTAGCAATCCTTTGGGTGTTCTATCCAATGACTGCTCTAGTATTGATTGAATTATTTTTACGTGCAATTAATGATGACGATGATGATGATTTTCAAGGTGGAAAAGGAGTACGAATAACACAACCAATCCCAGTGCCATCTGGGGCTTGACTAAGAGTACAAATACCTATATAATTATGTTGAGTATTTGTACCTAATCATGCCTCAAGCACTTTTTCTTTTAACCGTAGCAGTATATACATTCACAAATGTTGGTCAATTCGCTTTTCAATAGTCCTTACTACGCACTATATGAATTTGGTTTTTTCTGTTGCGTCGGATTTACAGCAGGATCACTAGGTATAATATGATAGTAGTATTTTTAATCGTAGGAATTCTTTTTGGTTTACTTGCCTTAGGTGTCTGGCAGACATTTGGTAAAGGAGGTAGTGAACTAAGGGATCCTATTGCAGAGCATGCTAAGATGCATGAGTTAGGCATAGCACATGGACACAATGGAAAGCAAAGAAGCACTTAAAATTTTAAATCAGTTCGGTTACTCTGGGAAAAATGCAGAGGCATGTGCTGAAGAGTGGGTTAGTAAGTTTAACGTTACCTTTGGTTTGGTAAAATACTACGAGACTTACTTTAATAAATAAATTTAGTTTAGAAATTTTATCATGGCTAGAGATCCTAATAACACATCTCGTTGGGTAGCAACACGTAAAGTTGATGGCGAGATTGAATATCTTATTTCCCATACCAGTTGGTCAGAGCATTCATCATGGGCAAAAGTCTTTGACGCTCAGAAGGAAGCAAGAGAGTATCTTAAAGAAGCAGGTTTGAAAGGAACCGTACGCAAATACAAAGGATGAAACAACCATTACACAGATTACCACTTGATGAGTGGTTTGATGATGTACAACACCCTTATGATACTTGGCCAATGGCAACTGAACACACCGATGAAAACCCTCGACCAGAGGAAGAGATAGCAGATAATATTACTATGCATGAGAAGATGTATAGGTTAGCAACAGAGAAACATTCTCCTTGGAAAGGAGGAGGATCAGAAGGATTTCAGGAGAGAAACGTTACTTAAATTATTATGATTTTTTGGATTGGATTTTTTGTTATGTTCTTCAATGAAGGATTCGTTATGATGCGACACGTATCACCGTGGTTTGCAAAGCAGAGGGATAAATTTATTGAGAAGTATAGTGCAAATGTATGGTATAGATTTCACGGTACATTAGATTATACTTGGATGGGACTTGTAACACTTGGGTTGATCGTCAACCCTAATAGATTGCTGCATGTAGCAGCGTTAGGCACCTTTTGGGGTGCTTCTTTTTTGATATTTTATTTTCCAAGGTGGATTAAACGATGATTATATGGAGTCAGAATCAGAATCTTCCTGATGATACCTTATCTAAGGTTGAAAAATTAGTTGATAGAAAACTCAATGATAAACCATTTGAGTTATACACTACCTATGGTCCAAGAGAACATGATGATGAGGAGACTGAGGTTCTTGATCTGTTAGTGCCCTTCTATAGAGACAAGATGCAAGAGGTAATGACTGTCATGGGTCTGCAGGATAGATCTGCATATCAGTTTAATCTTTGGTTGCAAGGGTATACAAAGAGAACACCAGGTCATCCTAATCATGCTCATTTTTCTGGTGATGAGATACTATCGTGGTCTCATATTATAAAGTCTGTAGATCAGAAACCTTTTTACTTTGAATCTGGTGGTGGTGTAAAGATACATCCTGATGTTCAGAGTAGTGGAGATATAAACGTATGGCCAGCATGGGTTATGCATGGTGCAGACCCTCTTACTGTTGAAGGTAATAGAATAATCATTGCTGGTAACATCATGCTACAAGCAGTGACTGACCATCAAATAACAGCACAGTGTACTAAGACGCAGAGTAATGAAAAGGAATGGGTAGCAAAATCTACATGGGTCTCTTGACAAAAGTATGAAGTTTTGTTATGATAAATAGATCGATGAGGATTTCCTCATCATATATTCCCCCAAACCAAGACCAAGGGGTTACAATGTCTTTTCATAACAAGTAAAACAACGCACTCATTTTTAAATGACTACTCTTTCTAAAAGATCGAGCAGCCCATTGCAGAATTGGGACGAGTTTTGTAGTTGGGTAACCTCAACTAACAATCGCATCTACGTTGGATGGTTCGGTGTCTTAATGATACCTTGTCTTCTAGCTGCTGCTACTTGTTTCATAATTGCATTTATTGCTGCTCCTCCTGTCGATATTGACGGGATTCGTGAACCTGTTGCTGGTTCATTCATGTATGGTAACAACATCATCTCTGGTGCTGTAGTTCCTTCAAGTAACGCTATCGGATTGCACTTCTATCCTATATGGGAAGCTGCAAACGTCGATGAATGGCTCTATAATGGAGGTCCATATCAACTTGTTATCTTCCACTTCCTAATTGGAATCTCTGCCTACATGGGTAGACAGTGGGAATTATCCTATCGTTTGGGTATGCGCCCTTGGATCTGTGTTGCTTATAGTGCACCAGTCTCAGCTGCCTTTGCAGTCTTCTTGGTCTATCCTTTCGGACAAGGATCATTCAGTGACGGTATGCCGTTGGGAATCTCAGGGACATTCAACTTTATGTTTGTCTTCCAAGCGGAACATAATATCCTCATGC